AAATAATGTAATAATATACCAATTATAAATAATCCTATTGTTGATAATACTAATGGTATATCTGTATAATATGTTATTATAAATGCTCCTACTATTGTTAAAAAATAATCTATAATAGATGTTCCTTTAAACTTAATTTTATGTAATCCGGTTCCTGGCGAACCAAATATATTTTTATATTTAGTTAAATCTAAGAAAGTCATATATATATTATATCTAAATAAAATCTATATTACATTCCCATAAATATCTACTATATGAAAGATCTACAAATAATTCATATTCTTTTCCCGTAATATCATATTCATGTAAGCTATGCGAATCCTTTGGAAAAATATATGATAATTGTTCAATATTACTATATTCTTTATCTTCTTTTTTTATATTTATATCATAGTTATTTATTAGAAACTTATCTAAGTTTTTGATGAACGGTCCATGATTATATTCACTATTAAATCTCCAATTTATACATTTATTGAAATAATAATGAGTTGTCCATAATAAACATTTCATATAATCACTACATTCTTTTTTATCATATTCTTGATTATAATTTTCATTTTGTGAAATTAAAATTGGTAAATTATCTATCATCTTTTTAACAGAATCCTTATCATTAGTAGTAGTGTATTGAAACCGATAAATATCTTCCATCGATAAACACTTGTTATCGTTCTTATTTTTGTTTTCACTAGTTTCATCGATAAACTTTTGAAGATCCCCGAAATCATTATAATATTGACTATTTATTTTTTTATGTTGTTTATATCGTATCATTTTGGTTTTGTTTATCATATCATTTTCTAGACTAGATAATACTGAAATAAATTCTTTAAAAAATGTCATATGAATAATATCTTTTAAACTTCTATCAATTAGTCTAAAATAACCCTCATATCTCTCTTGTAATTTACTATATGTATCTAATAATATATTATGACCACCATATCTTAAATTCAAGGATGGTATATGATTCATAAAATCATTTCCTAATAAGAAACACATAAATATATAATCATCTATTAACCTCTTTTCATCAACTATTTTAGGAATATTAAAAGACTCTAATAAATGTTTTTTTAAACTATCTATTTTTAAATATACATATTCTGATAGAGTATTCTCGATATTATATTCTGTAGTTTCTCTTAATAATACTATATTAGGTTTATGTGATACTAAAGATAATTGTATTAAATCAGCATCTAAACCATAAATACATATTTTACCTTCTAGATTATTATTTAAAATATAATGTAATATTTTATGTTCTCCTTCTCCTCTTTTATCACTATCATCTAAAATAATATTTTGGTATTTATGAATATGATTTTTTAGAGATATATTTAACTTCTTCATAAATTTAGTACCTGGTGATATCGCATTTGTATTCCAAGGATTTTCTGTATTATATTTTCTTTCTAATGCTGATTTATGACGTCTCATTCTTTGTTGTCTCATTTTCATTTTAGGAGCAATACCATCAATCGCTAGATAAATTGTATCTTTTACCCCTGTATATAATATTAATTTATCCATTTCATTTAATATTTTATCAATGATTTCTTCTTCATCGGATAATCCTCGCGCACAAGGATGTATTAAACAATTTAAATCAAAAAAAAGATAATTGATATCATCATATTTATCTTTATGAAGAATATTATCACCATAATCTGAAATTAAAGTTTTAAAATAAACAGGAATACCCATATATTTTTATTTTTACAAGTTGTATCTTTAAACCGATATTTTTAATATTCAGTTGATATTTTTTTCAATAAATCATGAATAAAATATTCTTTATTATGTAGTATTAATTCCAATGATTCTAAATAAGTATCTCTATTTACATCTTCATTGATTAATTTTAATAATGACATTGCTGATTGTATTTCTGAAAATGTCCATATTTCTTTTAATTTATCAATAATAGGATTTATTATTACTTCTTCGTCATTATCTCCTTTTCTCTGAATAACTGAAATATAATGAGATAAAGTATGACGAATAGTAGAATTTCTATCATAAACACTATTTAAAATACCTAAACCAATTATACATTCATCATAAAGAAATTTATATGTATCATATGAATACCACTCTATACTTTTTAAGATCGGATGATATAAATTATGTAAATCTTCTCTATTATCACCTTCCATCATTCTTAATAACCCTTGATTATAAGTATTTTCTTGATAAATTATACTATTATCTTTGATAGATAATTTTGTTCTCGGAGGTTTATATTTTAATATAGCTAATCTAAATATGACACATAATGGTTCTAAAATTAAATTTTTATTTTCTTTTTGAGTCTTAAACATATCTTCAACTGATTTTAATAATTGATAACCTGATAATGCTTTCAACATAACTATAAATTTGATAATATTTAAAAAGATTATATTATATAAATAATATAAATATGTTTAAGATGTTTCTAAATGCTCTAATGTTTCATAATGTATATTCTCAGGTGAATACAGGACCCCTTTTAGGTGGAGCTCGTGATGATAATAATTGTTTAATTTCAGCTGGCTACAGTTGGTGTGAAAGTTCTCAAAGTTGTATTCGTAGTTGGGAAACACCTTGTAAAGATCATTATACTTCTTGTGACGATTGTTTAACGAAACAAAGAGATGGTATTAATATTGCTTGTCCTATGAGTTGTGAAGTTAATGGACCTATTAGTATTCCTGTACTAAAAACCCCTTGTCCGGAAGTTATGTGTATGATGTATTGTGAAAATGGTATGATCCAAGATTCAAACGGATGTAATACTTGTAGATGTAATGAACCAATGATAGCTGTAGATCCTATGCCTCCTATTCATGCTATTGATCCCGTATATGTGTCTACGCCTATGCCCGTGTCACTACCTATGCCTTCTGTAGATGCGCCTATGCCTATGCCACCGGTAATTAATCCTTTCCTAAATACATGTTCCCAAGTTCAAATGGCGGCTTATCATGAGTGTAATAGTGATTGTCATAATTGCGATTTTAAAGATACTAGAACTTTATTAAGCAATTGTATGAATAATGGTCTCTTATCTAAAGATGATTTATGTCAAGGTGATATTCATTCGTGTAGTATTCCCTATAAAGATTGTGATAATGATTTTGTATGTCCTAAAATCACTGAAATTACCGATTGTGGTGGGAATGGTTTAGATGGATATTCAACATATCGTTTATCATTAATCATTAAAAATCCAAACATAAAGAATATTTATGCGATTTATGGCGATGATGAATATTCACCTAAACCAATGATTATCCCACCGGCTTATCAAAGTATTATTAATTTCAATAGTAATATTGGGGGTGTATTACCTGCTATCATTAATATTGATCCGGATGCTCAATATGATAGTTGGTTAACTATTGGTATTACAGATGGAAATACGGATAATGAAGTTATGACAGTCGGTATTGATTTTTCAACGTGGACTGAAAATTCGGGTATTCATACTACTAATGGGGCAGTATTTACTATGGATCCTGAAATAAATATTGTAGATGGCGACGAATATATAGTTGCTCAAATTACAATTCCTAATGATAGAAGTGTTAAACTAACACTCAACGCTCAGGGTAAAACAAAATGTGAAGAAAATAACAATTGTAATAAAGATAATCGTGCTTGGAAACAAGAAGGTATCGTTTTTAATATTATACCACCATCATCAAAAAATCATCATAGTATCCCGCCTACGTGTGTATCTTGGTATGATGGATGTAATAATTGCCAAGTAATTAATGGTCAATTAGGAGCTTGCACTCGTATGATGTGTTTTAGAGAAGATAATCCCCGATGCACAAGATTTGAAATATCAGGTCATTAAAATATAATATGAATATTAATTATGGATAATTTTGATAAAACGATGATAATATTATTAAATTTTACCTCTTTTACTTTAGTAGGATCACTTGTATTATTAATTATTAATTTTTCTATTTAATTTTTACTATTAAATTTGATTTAAAAATTATTATATTAAATAAAGTAAAATATAATATGTTAATTCCACCTCGTTGTTATACTTGTGGAGAAGTTCTTGCTGATAAATGGATTCCTTATGTTTCCGCAATTCAGAATGATAAAAATAAATCGGAAGAAAAGATTAGTTCAGAAAAAGAACTATTAGAATTAAAATTTATTGATATTACAGATAAAAATCCTGAAAAGAGTATTGAAGGAAAAGTTTTAGATGAATTAAATTTACATAAATATTGTTGTAGACGTATGATGTTAGGTAATGTTCATATTATTTCATATTTATCTTAATTAATCTTTCATATATATTATATATGGTATTAGATAAACTCCTATAATTAATGTTACTATATTAAAATCTATGGATTTTTGTTTTAGGTAAGCGGATAATAATACAGCAAATAATACTAATATACTATCACCAAAAATAGCATCCAATTTTGTTTCTTTTGCATATCTTTTAAAGAAATCTAACATATGATTCATTCCTAATGGCGTATTTTTAAAGAAAATATAAAAAGCAGTATCAAATATCACCTGTACTACTACTGCTATCATAGCAAACTGAAATAAATTTATATTTAATCTTAATATGTGTACAATATATCTTGCTAATAATATATATAATACACCGATGAGTATATCTGCTATCATAGCAGACAATCTATATTTTTTATACCATTCAGTTATAGTATTATTTTTATAAAGAATCATAGAAAAAGTAATTATTATGATTAGTAAATCGGCATAAATATTTGCTGTTAATATTGGCAAATATTCACTTTTATCATTGAAATTTATAGTTGGTTTCAAATTTGTATTATCACTTACAAGATACATTATCAAAGCTGAAAGTAATAATATGGTAATTCCAATATATTTACTGGGTATCATTATTATATTTTATAATATATATAATATATATGGATTATTGGTGTCGGATTCTTTTAGAAGCCACTATTGTTGGTATTTCTATAGTCGTTTTGGGTTTTATATTACAAAAATTTATTAAAATTGAAGATCCTTTATTATTATTGTTTGTGACAGGATTTTTAATTCATTTAATTTATGATTTATTAGGTTTCAATAAATATTATTGTAAAATATGTGCTGGTTGTAAATAAATTAAATTTATAATAAATTTAATATAATAATGACGGATAATCCAAAATTAGTTGAAAGTATTAAATCTTCCTTACTTGTTGAATTAAAAGATCATGTAAATATTAATATTAATAAATTAAATTATAAACTATCTGAATTAGAAAAAATATACTCACAATTTTTACCGAATCCTAATGTTGATAATAGTGATTTAATATTAAGTAAAAAATTAAAAAATTTAGAAGAAGAAATTAGACCTCATCCAAGTTCAGATAGTTTGTTTAATAAAAATTTTAAAGATTTGAGTAATCATGATTTACATCGTATTAAAGATTATATGGATAATGTTAAATCCATTAAAACTAAAACTATTTTAGACGAAACACTGGGGGAAACAATGAATAAAACAGTAAATTTTTTAACTTTTTCATCTGATGGATATAAAAAAGCAATTTATGAAGCAGAATTGATGGAAGATGTTTATGATAATGATAAAAGTATCTATCAAACTATAAAAGTTCATTTAATAGCAATCATATTATTTATGAGAGAAGATCAAAATATATTATATATAGGTATCTTATTAATATTTATATCAATGGTTATGTATCTGATGAATATTACAACTTCTTAACGACGTCTTCTACTTTTGCGTTTGCTACTTTTAGTTCTTCTTTTTTTAGTAGATTTCTTTTTTCGCATAGATTTCTTTCTTTTTGTTCTTCTTCTTCTTTTTCCGCCGCCACTTGGATTCGACATTCCTTCCAGTTCTTCAAGCATCTCCGCTGTCCATCTGGCGAGGTACTGCCTCTTCTCAGCAGCCGCCAGATCCTTCTTAGCCCCCTCAACCCCCTCAACCTTCTCAGCAGCCTTCTCAGCAGCCTCCTCAGCAGCCACCATCTCCGCTTCATCGCCGCCACTTGGATTCGACATTCCTTCCAGTTCTTCAAGCATCTCCGCTGTCCATCTGGCGAGGTACCGCCTCTTCTCATCAACCGCCTGATCCTTCTTAGCATTCTCAACCTCCTCAGCCTTCTTAGCAGCCTCCCGCTCTTTCTTAGCCTTCCCAACCTCCTCAGCCTTCTTAGCAGCCGCCCGCTCCTTCCCGGCCTTCCCAGCAGCCAACCATGGTTTTGAATAATCACTACCCGTTGGATATGGACTTTCTGGTCCTGTAAACTGCTTTTTTTCCGATGGCTGGACCTGTAGGGTTGGGTCCACTCACCCTCGTCAATGTACTAGAATTATCAGGACTATTATTTTTCATTCCGGAATTACCATGCATTTTATTTTATACTATACTTTATATTTTTTTTGTAATAAATATTTTTTTGTAATAAATATATTTTTCCGGAATATTAATTTATCTTTTATCTATATTATTATTAGTTATGATAGATGCTTATGATATCAAAGGTATAATTTCAACAATTTTACAACCCAATATAAAATTTCTATTAATCATAATTGTAATAATATTTTTAGTAGCACAACATTTAGATACAAATATTATTTTTATGATTAGTATAATATTATTTATAATTGTTAATTATAAAAGTATATTAGGTTCTATAAATGATATTAAAAAGGGTGAATCTAATAAAGAAAGAGTTATAGAAAATAATCAAAGGACAAAGAGAGAGATTCATTTTTCAGATGAATTAAATAAATATTTACATAAGATGAGAAAATATAGAAAATATAATCCGAATAGTTATGATGAAGGATATAATTATATTAAAATGTTTATGCATACAATTCATGATTTAGAACGCGATGATATATCACATCCAAGACAATATTTTGAGAATGCACAACTATATTTAAAAAAATCATTAAATTTATTTCAGAGTATAGGTTTATCTGTTCCAGAAGAAAAATTTATTCACGCTTTAAAATACAATAATTATGAAGAAAATAAATTATCAAAACGAATAGGTATTTTATGTAAAAATATATATAAACACTGTTTTTATATTTTATATAATTTATCAATGAGGTTTAATGAAGATTTCTTTAAGAAACCTGATATTTATAAAACTGAAATAGAATTAAATACGGGTTTAGTTGAGGGATCCAATACATTTAATCATACACACGAATTATTTTAAGTTTAACTATAGTTTTATTTTTATCCGTATTTATATGAATTGTTTAAATATAGATCCGAATACTTTAACTAAAAAATTAGATCCGTTAAGAAGAGATTATGATTATATATTTTTAGAAATATTGAATTCATATGAAATACCTATTCATATTTATTATAATTATTTACTAAGTATTGAAGAATTTAAATTAAAAAATATTTGGAATATTTTAGTGAACCGATGGAATAAGATGAATGATGAATTAAGTGAGAATGATACGTTTGCTAAAAGTGAATACAATATTAAATATAAGATGAATCATGAAAATATAAATGATGAAATCTTAAATGAAAGATTAAATAATTTTGTGGGAAATAATATCTTAAAAGGATTATTTTTATGTAATATTATACAAGGATGTATTATTCCCAAATAATTTTCTAAATGATATTATAAATAAAATATGGGTAAACGTACTCCAAGTAAAGCGTTTTTAGAAGCCAGTGCTAGATGGAGGGCTCATTTAGCAGAATACAGAGAAAAACATCCTAATATGTCTTTAAAAAAACAAATGAAGGGGGCAAAGAAGACTTATAAGAAATATAAATCTAGTCCAATAAGTATTAGAACTACGCGCTATAGTGTCCAGGTGAGACCGAGAACTAAAAAAGCAAATCGGAAGCGCACTAAAAGACCTAAAAAACGTGGGTCAAAAAAGAAGCGTAGTCTTTTCGGTTTTTAGGAAATATTCTAAATAAAATATATTTTATATTATAATAAATAAACATGTCGGGAATGGAGACAAATATAACCATAAAAAGAAAATCCAAAAATAAAAGATATAAAAAGAGTAAATTTAAAACGAGAAGATATAAGAAATCTAAAAAGAAATCTAAAAAGAAACTAAACAAAATAAAAAGGGGGGGTGAACTTCTTCCTGTAGGCAATGAATGTATGTATGTATATCCCGATGGACCCGGTCCTCCAAGAGAAAGAAATAAAACAGAATGTCATGATAAAAACGGATGTAGCTGGGGTCATAAATTTTTAGCTTCTCATCCAATTAGAAGTGGGGGAATGAGATGTTACAAAACTCAAAACTCATAATTTAAGCCACAGGTAGCGCAATTAAATATTTTTTAAATTTAATTTTAATTTATTTTCTATGATAATAAATCATAGATATGTCTCAAATAGATATGAAAGAATTATATTCAACTATTAATGCGAAGTCTATAAGAAGAATGGAATTATATGATTCAGTCTTAAAAAAATGTCATAGTCGTATCTTATATAATTCTGGATTACAAAGAACCTATTGTTTTTATCAAATACCAGAATTTATTATAGGTTTTCCTCTTTATGATATAATTGAATTAAGACAATATATAATGAATAGTCTTAAAACAAATGGTTTTGAATTATTGTATATAGAACCAAATTGGTTATTTATACAATGGAATGTAAAAGGAGCAAAATCATTAACAAAAAATAATAATCCAAGTAAACAAGTTAATAATCAATATAAATCTATAGATACATATAAACCGAGTGGAAATTTAATTTATGATGATAAATCTTTAATGAATATGACAGATAAATTTAAAATTTAATAAAATGAATCTCTACCTAATTTATAAATATTATCATATATCATTAAGAGAAAAAAACCAGTAAAAACATATAATAATAATTCATTAAATTGTTCTTCAGTAGCGCTTTGGTGGGATTCTAAATAACGACTCGGTTTAGATGAACTCTTTTGAGATTTCATCCGTTTAAATTCTAAAAATTCTTGATAATCTGGATCATCTGATAAAACACTTTCCCTTTTAATATTTCTCATCATATCAGCTCGTACAATATTATTATTTAATTCTAAATCAACGACTCGTTTATTATTTTGATATTGAGTTTCATTATCGGTATAAGGACTAACTCTCATCCCTTGTAATCTTTTTCTAGGATTTAATTCTTCATTAACTCTATCATCTAATAATTCTGTTTCCATTTCATCGGGTTCTAATGGAGGATTCATTAAAGGATCGCCTGATACTTTTTTTAGACGTTTTGTCTTTTTAGGTTTCGGAACCATATCCGGCCAGACTTCAGATAATAATGCTCCAGACATCTAAATAATATTATTAAATATTTTATTTTAATTTAAATCTAAACAAAGTTAAGAATGGAAAAATTTATTGATAATATTCAGGATAGTTTTTCATGTATTAATGAAAATAAATATATTATCGGGTTAACTATGATAATGTTAAACATAGGAGCAAGATTTATTATAGATGAATTAGACGATGATTTAAGAAAAACTATTTCAAATACAATTGTCAGAAGAGTTGTAATATTTTGTTCATTTTTTATGGCGACTAAAGATTTATTTACAGCTGTTGTTTTAACTATTATTTTTGTAATCTTAATTAATGAAGTATTCGCAAAAGAAATAGATGAATTAGAAGAGGGTGATGAGGGATCTAAAGGAGGTTCATACAACAAAAATGAAATTGAAAAAACTATTCAAAAGTTAAAAAGTATACAGATGAATATGTAAAATTAATTAATTTATAAATTTAATGTAATACCTCTTTCAGTTCCCGAACTTTTTCTATCTGTTTCTCCACTCATTAAAGATATAGCATCTAAATCTGGTATTTTATCAGGTTGTAAATTCATTTTATTGATTAAATCATCAATTCCATCGGGACCCGACATGTCTGAACGAGCTGGTGAATTTGTTCTTTTAGGGCCTTGTTGTTGTCTAGGTGGTCCACCACCCCCACCTAGGCCACCCATCATCATATTCATCATACCACCCATAGGATTACCTCCTCCACCTCCTAATCCCATCATAGCAGCTAAAGGATTAGGTGGCTCTGATCTCTGTTGCTGCTGTTGCTGTTGCTGCTGTTGCTGTTGCTGCCCAGGCATACCTTGCTGAGGTCCTTTATTCATGCTACCTACTGCTGCTTCAGCAAATTGTTTCATTAATTCTGGATTCTGTTGTAAAACATCATCCATACCAGGTATACTTGATTTAAACATAGTATTACTTAAGTGAAACATAAATGCTGAACCTGCTAAAGTAAATAATAATCTTAATTCGGGTGCCATATCTCCACCACCACCATACTTATCATTTAATTCTTCAAAAATTTCATCATAATCATTTAAATTTTCATTGACTGATTCCCCCCATCCATCTAATTTAACTGAAAAAGGATCAAATCTACCATTTAAGAATTCTAATCCAGTTACACAAGCCATTAACATTTTTCGCTGAAATTTAACAGCATTATCAATTTCCCTTTGTTTTTTTAATTTAATATATTCATTTCTCATGTCTTCAAGATGAGAATTCATATTATAATTCATAGTAGTTCTAATCCCTTGTGAATCAAGTTTCTTGAATTTATAAAGTAAATCTATTTTTTCATTTTTAATATCTTGAGGAGTTAATCTATGAATAGGTTTAAATTCACTATTATCAACTTGTTTAGGATTTGCTATCATATCATCATTTGATGTATCTATAGTTTTCTTTTCATTGTTCTGTTCGGGTTCAGAAGGTTTAAAAAAATTAAATTCTTCAGACTTAGTGGATTTAGGTGAATTATCATTTACAGGCGTGGTTGATCCCTTTGCTAAAAATTCAATTCCTACCGGATCAGAAACACTTAAATTTGGTTTGTAATTATTATTACTTGTTGTTTGATAATCTGAATTATCATTGCTTATAGAAATATTATCATTACTAGAAGATCCCATAGTAACACTTTTGATACCGGTATCAAAATTTAAATTTAAATCGGTCATCTTTTAAACAAATCATATAAATAATTGTTTAAATGGAAACGCATTTAATATAATAATTATTTCATGTTTTGTAATAATTCTTGAACTTTTTTAATATCTGAACCACTTGTTTGACCTATTAATTCTTTCTTTTTATAAAGATAAAAAGTAGGAACACTTCTTATTTGAAATTCTTTTGATATTTCATCATTATCATCTATATCAATTATATAAACTTTTAGTACTGAAGCATCAGAACCCTCAGATATCTTTTGTAAGAGTGGTTTGATACGCTGACAAGGACCACACCATTTCGCAGTAAAATAAAAAAGTAAATTACATTCTTCCCCTTCACAAACGCTTAAATCATTATCAATTATCTCAATCATTTATTAATATTAATGATAATACTTTTAAATAAACTTAATAATCATCGTTATCAGATGAAATATTATATTCTTCTATCTCTTCAGTCCTTTTGTCTTCCATTTCTAATTCTTTTTGAATTTCTAAATATTCTGGATTTAATATGATTTGTTCATCTAATTTATTGTAATATTTTTCTCTTTCATCTATATCCATATTTTTTAATTCTTCATGAGTTAAATAATGAAATTCTTCATTATGTGTTATCATGGGCGAAATTAAACCTTTATAATCTTCTTTATTTACAATATGATTCCATAGATTACTTGGTAGAACATTCTCTTGTCTTAAACGACGATAACATATATATCCGCAAATATATTTATCTGTATAAATATCTTCGTTTTTATCATATATATTCGTTAGATGATTCCATGATTTCCCCTGAATAGTTTTTTGACAATACATGCAATTCATATTTGTATTTTTTATGACTAATTTAACAGTTTTCTATTGAAATCAAATTTTCTAATGAATAAAAGATAACTAGTAATCAAATCAAATTTATAAAATTTGATATCCATATCTTTTATATCATTTAAACGATATTTACTATGAATACAAAAGACATGGATATTATTACAACCGATGATTTAAATAAGATTATCAATAAATATGACGATAAAATTTATAATAATGTGAGAAATAATTTAACAAATGATATAATCATTAAAGATATTTGCGATGAACTAATAAATACATATGAACTAAATGATAAAGATGATGATTTATCATTAAGTCGTAAATATTATTTTCATAATTATGTGAATAATAGTATTCATAAAAAAGTCGTAGATTTTAAAACTCGTGTCAAGGGGCGGGAAACTATTTTAGAAAAATTAAAAGAATTAAAAGAATTAAAATTACCTGATCAGCGTTCAGAAGAATGGTATAAGATAAGAGAAAGTATTTTAACTGCTTCATCATTAGCTGATGCGATAGGTGAAGGTCATTTCTCTACTAGAGAAGAATTATTATTACAAAAATGTGGTGGGCCTAGAGGTGAAGTTCCCTTCAGTATTGTTGAGTGGGGTGTTATGTATGAACCAGTCGCTACAAGCTTTTATGAGAAACTAAATAATTTAACTGTATTAGAATTTGGTTTAGTTCCCCATCCTGAATTTAAAATATTTGGAGCATCTCCTGATGGTATTTGTGATGTAGATTCGCCGCCGGATTATATTGGTAGAATGTTGGAAATTAAATGTCCACCTAAAAGAAAATTTACAAATGAAGTTCCTAGACATTATTGGATGCAGATGCAAGGACAATTAGAAAGTTGTGATTTAGAAGAATGTGATTTCTTACAAGTAAAATTTATGGAATATTTATCTGAAGAAGATTATATTACAGATGTTTATTTAGAAAATGGAATCGTTAAAGAAGGATATAATAATAATAATTTACCGAAAGGATTATTAATATCTTTTATTCAAAATAATATAGAAGGAAATCCTACTATTAAATATGAATATGGTGATTTTTATAGTAGTCATGAAAATTTAAAAAAATGGTCTGATAATATTTTAAATCAATATAAAAATGGAGATTTTAAATATGATATTATAAAATTTCATTGGTGGAGAATTGAACGATATGAATGCACTCTTGTAGGACGTGATAGAGAATGGTGGCTAAGTATTCAACCTAAAATAATTGATTTCTGGGAAGATGTTTTACATCATCGTAAAATAGGTATTCAAGATATACTTGATAAACGTGAAGAGAGAAAAACTAAAAAGATAAAAATAAGGAAAGAAAAATCTAAGAAAAATACATTTGAAATAGATAAAGATATAGTTGAACAAATGAATACTAAATATTTAATTCTTTCAGATAATGATTAAAAAAAAAATCTAAACATTATTATATGGATAAATTAACTTCTGAAAATCTTAGATTAATATGTATCAATCTAAGTGATGAAATTTCTAAAGGAGATTCTTTTTTATCTAATAAAGATGTCACTATTTTTAATAGTAGTATCTTAGAAATTAAGAATTCAGATAAATTATTAATAGCTAGTAGAGGATGGTATGGTAATGTTCGTAGTTGGTCAGGTATAAATTTTGTTGTATTATCATTATTCACTAAAGATTTTAAAAAAATAAGACAAAATATTTTAGATATTGATCCTAAAATAGTTAAAGATCCTAATTTAAAATTTGATGAACAAGTTGGAAAAATTATACCTCATGGAGAAAAGGTTTTAGTTGGACCAGAAGATCCGCGTTTATTTTACCATAAAAATGATATTTATATCTTAATTAACGAATTAAATGATAAAAAACAAAGACATATGTTTATTTCAAAAATAGATCTTAAAAATTTAACTTATGGTGATAAAATTGAAATATGTAAAAGTTTGTCAACCGAGTTTGAGAAAAATTGGGGAACTTTTATTTATAAAAATAAATTACATATGATTTATGATATTAATCCTTTAAAAATATTTGAGTTAGATGATAATTTTAAATGTAAAATGGTTTGTAATATAAATGATAAGATATTAAAAAAATTTAGTGAAAGTTATCCTGATTTACATTTTCATATTAGAAATTCAACTAATTTAATTAATGTCGGTAAAAATACTTATTTAGGTATGGGTCATGGTGTTTTAGATTATAAAAATAATACAGATATAAATAAATATTTAATACCATCATTTGATAAATCTGATTATTCTAGTGATGATAAAGACTATTTTAAAAGATTTTATAAACTTTATACAGGTTTTTTTTATAAACTAGATATGAAAAAAAAAGAAATTATTGAAATATCACCTTTTTTTCAATTACCTAATTATGAATCAAAACAAGAATTAATATTTTTTCCGACTAGTATTTATTTAGATAAAAAAAATTATGTGAATATTTCATATAATATAGGTGATAATAGATCTTATTTTTTAAGGTTACATTTAGATATCATAAATATATCATTGTATAAAAAAGAAAATATAGATTTTCAAGTGAATCATAATATTAATCCAAATTATTATCTTGAGTTAGTAAGAAGTTTAAGAAAAATGTTTGGTTATCCATTGGAAAAAAGAGAATATTATAGTTTTGGTGATGTTAATAAGATATTCTCTAGAAGTAGAGTATCTCGTATTAGGAATAAAAAAACAAAGAGACAAAATAAAAGAAAATAATAATTCATCTTTTTCAATCACCACTTTTCTTCTTTATCTTTTTTCATCTTTAGCTTTTTTTCACTTTGCCATATCTTATTGTCAACTTTTCTCGCTTTACCACCCATAATTACACTCGCTAAACGAGCATAAGCCCAACTACTGCTACTTTGATTTGGTCTTGAACCGCTACTATAATAAGCTCCTCTACCTTTACTAAGTATTTTATCTTGTCCTTTTTTAGATAATATATTTTTATCTATGAAATCTTTATCTGTGATTTTATGATTATATCTTTTCTCAAATTTTAAAATCCATTCGCTTCTTTTCTTAGGGTATGATTTTAATTTTGGTCTATCTACATAAACTCCCTTTTTATACATCTTTCTTGATTTGATTAAATTTTTCTTTTGATTTATCCTATCTCGCCTTGATAGTTTAGCAGTATATTTTTTAGGTATTTTATTCATTAATATATATAATATTAATATTATTTATATTTCACTAATCGTATCATCTGATAAAGAGATGGGTTCCCATTTTTTGAAGAATTCATTATATTTACACTCTACGAGTATTTCACTATCAAATTCTTTATCTTGAAACCAATTGAGTAAACTATGACTTAATTGGGTATTCTGAACTAAAGCATTACCAGATTTAATTAAACTATCATCTTTTGATAAATATAAATCATAAACATCAGGTTTCATTGTTTTCATAATACGAAATGTTTTTGTAGTTTTTTCTACTTTCTCAATTATTTTTACAGGATTATTATCTCTGGGAAACATAAATAAGATGTTTGAATAATTAACTCTTAAAGGAACAAAATATAAACCGCGAGTATCATAATCTAAATGTGGAGCAAAACTATTCAGAGCAAAATCTAAATCTTTATAATCAAAATATTTCTTGATAAATAATCTACAGGTTTTAGTGAATTCATTTTCAGTATAAGATTTATCTAATATAGTATGCATAATATTTACTCTATCAATAATACTCTTTTTCTTAAAATTTTCTCCACAGTGATAATAGATATCATTAAGACCTATTAACCATTTTTTGTCACGAGTTCTTATTAATTCACATTCAAAGAGAGTAGATTTATATAATTCAGATGAAAATTCATAAGGTAAAATAAATATTTTAGGATAATCATATCCTTCTTTAATTTTCTTATCAATAAAGAAATTATAATTTACACCATTAATTTGAGTTAAAAATAATAGATAAGGAGTTCCACTACTTTTAAGAAAGAATACATGAGGATTATTTAAATTTTTAGAGAATTGTTCATTAAATACTTTCGCATAACGCGAATTATATTTAATGTTAGAACATAAAAGACTAATTGAATTTAAAATATATTTTTTAGATTCATTTGTAGTTATATTATCAATTTCTATATTACAAAATGAAGTTTTAGTAAATGAAGAAGGATCCATATTATATATATTTAATTATAATTTTATCTTTTAAATCAAATTTATTATAACTATTATTTATATAATGCCTCCTCAAACCATACCTATGAAAACAAATTCATCCTCATTATTAAAAGGTATGTTATTTAAATATATTTCAGTTATAAGTGCTGCGGTCTCCGGTTCAATTATAATAGGTTATTTAATATATCTTTTATTTACTAGTGTTGATAGTAGTGGTAGTGGAAAAAGTAATCGTAAGTTTTTAGGTTATAGTAGTTTAGATAAATTATATGATGAAGCAGGTGGAAATGATCCATTATCAAATGCTCGATTAACCAGTGATATTAATTTATCTAGTGATAAGCAATCTTGTAAATTCCAATTAATTTATGAAGGAAATAATAAAAGAACTGTTAATTGTATTTCGGGATGTGATGGTGATGATGATAAAGCTAATTTTTGTAAAAGATATACATATCCAGGTGGTGATGATAATTTGAAAAATACATTATTAGACCAAACTTTTGTGAATCGTAAAGATTATAAAGGTTCTGAAAATAATTAAAGATATATATAATAATCTTATTAATATATTAGTATGGAACATCAAGATTGGATAGTTAAAACAGTTAAATCTAATAATAATCAAGAAGGTGGTGAAAAGAAACAATATGTAAAATCAAAAGAGCAAAAAATGAATGACGCAGAGGAAGAAGGTAAATTATCACATAAAAAAATGGATTTAGAATTCGGTAAAACCTTACAAAAATATAGATTAAGTCAGAATATGACACAAAAAGATATTGCTCAAAAATTAAATATACCTGTGAAAGATATTAATGAAATAGAAAGTGGTAAGATGAAACATAATGGACAATTAATGGGTAAAATTAAAAGATTAATGAAATGATTAATAATTAAATTAATTTATTTTTTAAAATTATAATTATGGACGTTGATTTAACTACTCTGAGAAAAAATGATAAAAAAGAGAATTCTAATCAGCGTTGGACAAGGGAACAAGAAGAGTTGCTAGCTAGTTGGTCTGAAAGAGCATCTGGGTATCGATGGCTTCATAGTCGTTCAGAAAAATTATATCGTTGTAGAAATTATACTTTTACTATCCCTGTAATTATTCTTAGTACATTAACAGGAACAGCTAATTTTGCTATGGATTCATTTGTTCCAGAAGAAAATAAACAATTAGCGATGGCGTGTGTCGGTGGTGTCAATATTTTTGCTGGTATATTATCTACACTTCAGAATTTCTTAAGATATGCTGAATTAATGGAATCTCATAGAGTCTCAGAAGTTTCTTGGTCTAAATTAAGTAGAGATATTGCTGTAGAATTAACTCTAGAACCTAAAATGAGAAAACCCGCCTTTGATTTTTTAAATGTTTGTCGGGCTGAATATGATAGATTAATTGAACAAAGTCCCCCCATAGATGATGATATTATTAAACGTTATAAAAATGAATTTAATAAATTAGAACCCGATTTTAATCACCCACATGTATGTAATGGATTACATAAATGTAAAATATTTGAAAATAAAGAGGAACAAAAAATAAATACAGTTGTAGCGGCTGGTGAAAAATTTATGAACATTAAAAAGCAAAAATGGAACAATAATGTTGATACTGAATTTAAACGAATGATAAAAGTTACACCAGAAAAATTTGAGAAACCAGATATAAATGAAGAATTAAAATCATTAAATAAAGTTTCACAATTTAAAAAATCATTTATGGAAGATAAACATATTGATAAAGATAAACATCCTATGGAAAAAATAAATGAAATGTTTAAAAGTTCACAAAAAGATATAGAAACCGGTATAATTGATAATAATCTTGTGCAAGAAACTGATGATATACCTATTCAGGAAATAGATAATAAATCTGTAAATGAAGATAATATAGTAAAAGTTGTTTTAGATGATATAATAGATGACTCTGTTGAAGAAAATAATGATGAAGAAAAACAAATTAAACTCAAGATTGATTTTTTAGATAAAAAAGATTAAAATAATTTAGTAGTTATATTATAGTTTATGAAAAAAGAAAAAAAGAGAACATCTAAAAAAATTAATGGAGATAGAGTTAATAAACGTAATAAAAATAATCGTACTAATCGAAAATATAAAAAATCTAAAAAGAAAAGTATTCAGAAGGGTGGGGCGGGTTTACTACCGGCTATCGGTGTTGGATTAATAGCAACATCTGTCGCAGCAGCAGCTTACAAAGGTTTCAGGTTAATTAATAAAATAAAAGATAAAACACATTTATTAAGATTACTTAATAAAGATTATGTAGAATATGCCCCTAAGGTAGTGGTAACGGAAACATCTGATTTTATTAAATATTATTTACAATGTGTAAGTACATATGAATTTTTTCAGATATTATTAAGTCGTCCAGAATATTTAAAATCAAGAACCCTCCAACATATTATTAAAGACGCTTCATTAAAAGAGAAACGTAGTAAGTCAGATTTAGATGATAATTATGGTGGTGAATTTTCCGATATTGATAAAATTATAACCGCTTTACATTCCAAACAAAATTCAGACATTCAAGGGAATTTATCTTTAAAACCTGGTTTAATTGAAACAAGTAAGAATAAATTTATAAGTGATATTAAAAATTTATTATTATTAACAGCAAGGATACCTGGTTCTAATTTAGAAGACGATAGTAGTATGATTGAAAAAATAAATCCTTATATTACAGTTAGTTCATTTAGGTGGATGGATGTAATTATAAAAGGTGTTTATGATGAATACTTTGATAGTGCTGTTAATGAAATATTAGACGAAAGAAATATAAGTCAATCATTACATAAAGATGAAATGGAACGAATACAGGGTATAATTGAGGGATTAAATGATAATCAGAATTTTAGATCAGCTATTCGTAAAAAAATGTTAGAGTGTTCATCAAAACCTCGTGGATTTTTAGATTATATCAATTCTAATGTTTCTTGGGATAGTCAAAAAGGATGTTTATCTTGTCCACAACAAGATTGTTTAATATATATTTATGATTTCTATTATGATTTCTTAAAAGAAAACTCAGATTTACCCATTGTTGATAAATTATATGCTTTAATGATTTGTGAAGCAAGAATATGTGTATTATCAAAATGTTTAGCATTAGAAGCAATTAGAGTTCAAGATAATAATGATAAAGTGGTAAGACAATTAATTCATCAAATATATAAAGCAGACATTGATTCTCCATTCGATAAAATTAAAGAAAATAATATGTTTAGTGATATGTTTTTTCAAAAAGGTGGTTCTATAGCAGCACAACCCGACGTTTCTATAGCAGCACAATCCGATGGTTCTATAGCAGCACAATCCGATGGTTCTATAGCAACACAACCCGATGGTTCTATAG